AGAAGTCTCTATGCCTTCAATGGGAGAGAACAACTTAATATGTTCTTTGTATGGCAGCAGTTCTGGGATTATCACATTTGCTATGAGAACGATGTGAATGTTCGCTGCGGGAAATAATGTCTTCCAGGCTTTGATGAAGGATGGTATGAACTGATAGTAAGTCGGATTCATGTCTGTGGCGACCAGGACATCTGTTAAGAGCATCTTACATATCTTGGGTGTCAGCTGTTTAATTGGGTTTCTGTGTAGACATTGTTGGATTTAAGCAATAACGTAATACCAGTATAAAATAACGGCTCTAGTAATTGGTGTAAAAGATGGTGCTTCGTTAAGGATGTGGAAAGATTATTTCCCAAACGATACGATCTACGGTATTGATATTGACCCCAGATGCAAGCAATTTGCTGAAGATAGGTCTTGATTTGAACGGCAAACACGGTGGAGTGGTAAATCCAAATCTTATAAGCGTGCATTTTTATCATATGATAGCCATTTTTGAAAATTTCTGATCTTAATAGTTTCTTATAAGTAACTATTAAGTTTTATACTGAACTCACCAAGAAGCACTATTATGTATAGTCTTCAAAAGGCAGTTGATCTTCTGTCCATCTGTCATCATGGAGCTTCCACATATGAAGTTGTTCGCGCCGCTATCGACACAGAGAGATACATTGCTGGCATTTATTCCGCCGTCGACCTGTATAATTGTATTTGGATGTTTTCTTCTGATGTACTTTATTTTCTCAAGCTGACTCCCGATGAAAGTCTGTCCGCATCTCCCTGGCTGAACCGTCATGATCTGCACGATATCGTTCTTTCTCAACAAATGCATGTACCGGTCCATACAAGAGATGGGAGTATCAGGACTGATTGCGAGTCCCGCATCTATGTCGTTCTCCTTGATTTTCCTGATGGACGCTTCCACGTTGACATTCTCAATGTGGACAGTTATTCTGTCAACAAAGCTCAATCTGTCTATATATGTATCTGGGTCGGTGACCATCAGATGGCAGTCGAGGTAGCGATCTGGAATCTTATCCTTCAGATCCTTGACATACTGGGGTCCGATAGTTAGGTTTTTCACAAAGTTCCCATCCATAATGTCGACGTGGATGAAATCTACGAACGAGATATCTTTGATTGTATCCTCTATCCGCAGTAGATCTCCGGCTATTATGGAGTATCCTAACTTATTGATCATAACATAATTGGCGTCATGTGTTTAAATATAGGTTCAGTATCAGTTTAAATGTAAGACGCTATTGGAAACTATTATGGCATTTCTGTTAGACCTAGATGGCACCCTGGTAGACACCGACCCTATATATATACATGTGTGGGGTAAGCTACTCGGAAAGTATAACCTCGATGTCGACGAAAACTTTTTTAACACCTTCATTAGAGGAAAGTCGGACGACACCTTCCTCAAGTACCTCGTCAAGGACATATCCATATCCGATATTAAATCCGTGTCTCTAGAGAAGGACAGGTTGTTCGCCGACTATCTTCACGACAACAAACCCGATATAATGTTCGGTGGTGTGTACGAGTACCTCGATAGTATTAAGGATCATAAAATTGCAATAGTGACAAGCAGCAACAGAAGTAGTGCAGAACGCATCTTGAAGTATACTGATCTATACAAGTTTGTGAACCTCTTGGTCGCATCTGAGGATACCATTCATCATAAACCACACCCTGAGCCATATATGAGTGCCGCGAAGGAACTTGGAATGCAAACGAAGGAATGCACAGCGTTCGAGGATAGTATGACTGGGTACCTGTCCGCAAAGAAATCGGGTGTAGGTGCGATTTGCCTATATGATAATGGCAAAAACGCATGTGTCATGGAGAACGCAATCGGTCTCAAGTTCACGAGCTATGGCAGTTTAAGTGTAGCGGACATGTCTGGTGGTGGGATAGAGTCTGAAGTTACGCACAACGGCGCTATTATGAAAGCTCTTGCTGGACTTCCGATAAAGAGCATTTACAAAAGCAACGAGAATATTAAAACTGGATATATATGCGATATCGACCTATATAACCTCACCTACAATGACGGCAGCACTGAGGATATAATCCTGAAGATTAGCAACCATGGCAACGAATTATCTAAGGTGGCAACGAGGTTGAATATGTACAACAACGAACTCTACTTCTATGACAGCATAGCAACCCGTGTGCCAGGACTGAAGGTTCCCAGATGTTATGGGACGTTCAAGGACGGAGAAAAAGTTGGCATCGTTCTGGAGAACTTGAGTAAGTGTAACGGGAGCTTTGGTGTTGACTTGAATGGTAATATCCGTCAGCTTCTGTCAGTGGTTAGTGCTGCACACTCAATGCATACTAACTTCTATTTTGATGGGGCTGACTGCATCCCTCCTCAGATGGTGGATCTTAAAAGGGTGAACGAGATCACCTACTATAGCGAACTCGTGAGCGAAAGATTCGACAGGTTCATTGCGAAATGTACGCCACTGCTGACTGATGATGAAGTGAAGATACTGAGCACGATAAATGGCAGCTTCAGTGAAATACTCAAGAAGAACTCTAAGTTTCCTTTGTGCTTCTGTCATGGGGACCTCAAGAGCCCCAATATCTACTATAGGAAAGATACGGAGCCTTATTTCTTGGATTGGCAATACGTACATATAAACAAAGGAATATCGGACATCGTTTTTCTCTTGGTAGAGAGTGTGGACTTCGAACCTAGTGTAGTGACGATAGTGGAGCAATACTACTATAGACTTCTGGTCGAATCCGGAAAGGAAGTCGCGTATGAGGAGTATATGGAAGATTTCAGGAATTCCTTGTGCATATTTCCTTTTTTCGTGATGGTGTGGTTCAATAGTGAAGACAACGATAAGCTTATCGACAAGTGTTTCCCGACCAGGTTTCTTAAAAATACATTGAAGTATTATAGTCATTATTTAAAGGATATTTGCCATTCATAAGTATATACATGTCTATTGACAAAATATTTATTATAAACCTAGAGCATCGAACGGATAGGAGGGTGCAGATCCTTGAAGAGATGCGGAAACAAGGCATCTCGGAAGATGAATACGAATTCTTCAAGGCTATCAAACCTAGCATGGATGACGTGCTCCGTTGGAATATTAACTACTGCGGTCACGTCAGGAGGGATGTTGCTGCAAGAAACTTTGATGGATACCGCATCGGCTGTCTGGGCTGTTTGAGCAGCCACGTGGAGGTCTGCAAGCTGGCTCTGTTGAGGGGATACAAGAATATCTTGATACTCGAAGATGACGCGGTGTTCACGGAGACCTTCGATAAGTTGTCACTATATAGCAAACAGATCGAGTACAATTATGATATGCTGTATCTCTGTGGCTCTCATCTTGGGGAGTGCAATATGGTTAGTGACAACGTTAATAGGGTGATCGGCACCCATACGACTGGCTCATACTGCATCAATGAGAGCGTCATGAAATATCTGGTTGGTAATATAGCATCATATGATAAGGAGATCGATGCGTTCTATGCCAAGGAGGTTCAACCTCGGTTCAACTGCTTCTGCGTTTATCCCCATATGGTGAAGCAGAGAGAAGGATACTCTGATATTCAACAAACCTCTGTTCGGTACGAGTTCTAATATTGAGATTTATTTATAGTTTATTATGTGTAAGCTATAAATAAAGTATGGAATTTATGATTTTTGTTTGAGTTATTATTTTATCGTTTGTTGTGCTATTTTGGGAAATTGTTATAGAATGATCTTAATTGTGAAGGTGTTCCCAAAGATATAAATTTGTTATTGTCTATTGTAATATTCTTAAAGCTACTATCATCATCAATCATCTCTTTAATAACTCCACTTGTGTAAAATTCATTCTTTTGTGTAATATTTTTTTGTATAATTCTTCTTGTATATTTCTTTAAGTTTTGTATAGAATTAAAACCATACGCACCTGTGCAAGCATAATCAGAAATCTTTTCCTTCTCTTTTATATTTACAATCTTTCCCTGATCATTATATTCTATATATGAATATATTGGTTTTACATCAAAATCCACGAACGTAAATACACAATTCTCTCCACTCCATTTTGAAATTATATCACGTAAATAAAAACTATCACTATCCAAGCAAATTGCAGGTATATCTCTTGTTTCTCCCAGTTTGTCAAGACCTATATTAATTGTTTCCGCAGCACCTCTTGTGTTATTTTCAAGACAATGAAACCTGAATGAAATATGTGAATATTGTTTTTTTAGGGTCTCTTCAAGATTATAGTTCTTATATTCTTTATTGTAAGGGATAAAAATATAATCTATATTTGTTAAATTTAGATTGTCCAGCAAATAAGATATTATAGTTTTACCAGATACATTTATTAGTGCTTTCGGTTTGGTATAGCCACTATCTTTGAATCTTTGACCTATTCCACCTATAGGAATTATTATTATCATTGTATGTATGGATATAAATGTTATCTTTAACCCCAAAACACTACTTCCAAAATAATAGGTCATTATAGTATTTAGATATATGCAGACATATATCTAGATATGCTTTCTGTTCAAATTTGTGGAGGATTAGGTAACCAGTTGTTTCAAATATTTGCTGCGCTAGCATACTCGATCAAGTATAACATACCTTTGGTGCTACCTAGATGTGGGAGTAATAGACCTACTTACTGGAGTAATTTTCTTAGAACACTTGAGCCAATCGTTACTGAAAAGCGTATACCTTTTCGTAATTTGAATGAAGCTGGATTTGAGTATGCCCCCGTCCCGCTTATCAATCACGATTTCAAGCTAGTTGGTTATTTCCAATCATACAAATACTTCGGACAACACTATGACAATATATATAGATCATTAAGAATCGATGAGTCTATTGCTGAATTAAGAGGTAAAATACAGGATAGAATAGATACTAATAACACTATTAGTTTGCACATCAGGTGTGGCGACTATAAAGGTCTGCAAGATCATCATCCATTGCTTCCTACTAGATATTATTCTAAGGCTATAGAAGCAATTATTGATGAAACTAAGAGAGATAATTGGGATTTAATATACTTTTATGAACCAGGAGACCACGATTATGTCCATGATATGATTAATTCTCTCAGTGACAAGTTTAATAATATAAACTTTATTTCTACCGATCATGATTTGCAAGATTACGAACAGTTATTGTTGATGAGTTTATGTAGGAATAATATAATTGCTAACAGCTCCTTTAGCTGGTGGGGGGCTTATTTGAATCATAATAAAGATAAAATCGTATGTAGACCAAGTATCTGGTTTGGGAATGCACTATCGCATAATATCAAAGATCTGTGTCCTGCTGAATGGAATGTTATCGGTATTTAACCTGATTTTATCTTTGTCCGTATGCAGGCGCCGAAATATTAGTTGTTAAGATAAAACATATAAACCTCTTACTATAGATATAACTACAACTACAACTATGATCTGGAGTTCTGTACTTGGAAAGGGTTGTGACGCGATCGCCGGATACGCACCCGGCACGATTTTGAATGCTGTACTGGGAGAGAATCCTGGAACCAATAAAATAATCGGTCTAGGAACTGCTGGAAATATTCTTATATTGTTAAATTTAATTTTAAATCATCCGGCTTGTAAAGTTTATGTTGATTGGTATTCGAAAGGAAATTGTATTGTGTTTGATAAGAATTATAAAGAAGATTTTAATATCATTAATCCTTTTGATTACTACTTTGAACAACTATACAAACCACATGGCAATAGTATATCTTTTAATGCCAAAACCTTTTTGTCCTATGCTAATTGTAATGAGTTAAACTGCGGGTTGTACAAGAAATCCAAAGAGCTATTTTATAGTAATTTTAAACTTAAACCATGCCTAACTGATGATATTGATGCGTTTTATAACAAATCCTTCAAGGGTAAAAATGTATTAGGTATTCAAGTTAGAGTTACTGATATGCTACATTATCATCTTACGCCGCATGGTATAGGTTATTTCGTCGATAAAGCTAGAAATATCATGCTGCAAAGACCGGTTGATGCTATATTTATAGCCACTGACAGCACCGTTACTATCAATGCTTTTAGGACTGCCTTTCCTAATGTGGACATCTTGTATCAAAAAAACATTTCTAGGTCTGACAAGGAAAATGATGCCGTAGGACCACAAGACAGAATCGATTACACTTTCGATAATAATAATATAAGGAAATATCATAATTTCTTGAGCGGAAAAGAGGTATTGATAGATATCTTTTTGTTATCAAAATGCAATTACTTCCTGAGATCTCACAGTTCAGTGTCTGATGTAGCTATTGTTTTAAATGACAATATTCAAGAGTTATTTGTATAAAGAGGAAAATTGTGTTAGTAGCCTATATCATTTAGATTCGTATTATGGCGAAGACGATAGATAGGTTGTTCATACAAATGTAATTAAATAGATTACATGTGTTCTAGATATAGTGTGCATGTTTGATTTAGCATTTTATACATGTTTTTATGGAAGTGATAATAATCTAGCGTTTACAATTCCGCCATTACCATCATTGAAGTATAAATGTTATTACTATACAAATAACAAATATATTTTTGAAAGATTACGGGATTCCAAATGGATTGGTATTTATGATAATAAACCAGTAAGTGATGACTTAATAGAAAGTTCTATGGATAGTAAACATATCAAAGCAATGCCTCACGAATACAACGAATTGAAAGACTATTCCTATTTATGTTATTTAGATAGTCAATCAAAAAAAGTGAATGAAACATTTGTAGAAAGTTTTATTTTTGAATATTTCATAAAACGGAACTATATTTTATTATTACGAGAACACTGGGTTCGCCTCAACAGCGAGGGTACCTTGGCTTTGTCTCGCACGGGTAGCTCGATTTTCCCTGGCATGGTTAACTCGAAACCTATGGGGGTATGGAATGAATATAATGCAAGTGTGGACCAGGAAAGATATAGATTAGAAAGTGAGAAATACAAAAAATATATAAACAATCAGATAAATAATGGTTTAAGTGAAATAACGGAACATCATTGCGCAACTGGTTTCTTGATAAGAAATATGAAGCACGAGAAAATGAATGAATTAAATACTACTTGGTATAAACATATTCAAGAGTGTGGTATTGAATGCCAAATATCATTTTTCTTTGTAAAACAATTATTTAATGGGTATGTATGCTCTTTTAATCAATGTCCATTTGCATTTTCTTAGATTCGGATTGTAGTAAAGACGATAGATTGATTATTCATATAAATGTAATTAAATAGACTACATGTGTTATAGATATAGCGTGCATGTTGTCTGAGTATACGAACGGGAGTTTAATGAGATGGGATATCATAAATGCTATTGTTAAGAATAAGTCTTATACCACTTATTTGGAAGTCGGGACAAACGATTTTACAACTTATAACAAAATAGACATCGAAAGGAAGGAGTGTATTGATCCGCAGAAAATACAAGGGTATACATATAATATGACCTCTGATGATGCATTCAGAATTATTCTACACTCTGGAAAGAAGTATGATATAATTTTTATTGATGGATTACATTGGAGCAATCAAGTAACAAAAGATATTAAAAATTCTTTGGAAGTTTTGAATATAGGTGGGACTATTGTATTGCATGATTGCAATCCTCCGACAGCTCTTCATGCAAGATATCCGCCTGAAGCGTATCCGCAATATGGTAATTGTCCGTGGAATGGTGATTGTTACAAAAGTATAGTTAAGTTTAAATTGGAAAATCCTGAAGTCCATTGTAGAGTTGTGGATACAGATTGGGGGGTCGGTATTATCCGTCCTGGTAAAGAAGATACGCTGAGACCAATTGCAATCCCCGATTTAATACCAAATAATAACGATAATATAGTTGGTGGTGTTGCCGAGGTGAACGGAAAAATGCTAACTTGGGAGTATTTTAGCGAAAATCGTAAGGTATTATTAGGTTTAGTGAGTTGTGGAGAGTTTCTTGAAGACTGGCGTATGTTAGAACCTTCTTTCTGACATTTTATATAGCATCGTGAATTGTAATTTTATATTTTTTTGGCTATTTTAGTAATACCACCATCATTTTAAGATTTCGTTTGCGATGTAATCCTTAGAAAAACAACTTATTTGATATTAAGATGGGAAGTTTCTATCAAATAAGTCCAACAAATCATGGATGGGGTTTCGGTTACGGATTTTTCTCTAATTATAGGATTTGTCTAGAGCAATTGATAGTTCATTTTCTAGAAAAACGTCGGACGATACCCTATATAAATTGGGCAAAAACTACTTGGGTGGAAGGATTTGACCCCTTCAAGTCGAAGGTGTGTACAAGCAATGAAAATCCATTTGATTGGTGGTTTGAGCAAACAATACCCGCTAATGGTGATCATGTTGCGCAATGCACACATGGACCTAGACCGGACTTAATTGATCACGCTCAACATTACTTTCACAACAAAGCGAGTCTAGGTCTACAGCAGCATGTGGACAGGTATTGTATTAGGCCCAAGAAATATATCACGGATCAGGTGGAAGATATATATAATAAAGAGTTCAAGGGCGAAGTTGTTCTGGGCATAATGGCTCGCGGGAGCGAATATAATGCGTGTCATCCAATGTATGGGGTGTTTGGAATAGAGCACTATATTTTAGAAATTAGAAAGGTCTTAGAAAAGCGGAAGGACATAACCAAATTATACATTGTAAGTGATGAAACTGACTTTATAAATAAATTACACCAGGC